GTGTGTTAAGCTCTTCTTTAACGACATCAATGCCCTTGTGCGGATCATACAATGTGATAACTGACCCATACACATATAAGCCAATGATGTAAACCCTCGCTAAAAAAGCCTTAGCCCACTCCTCGAATATCATTTTTTGTATAACTCCGAGTTCACGGCTTGCTGCACATAAGGGACCAATAGGTTTTCGTATTGAGCGTCCCAGTGCTCGTAAAGCGTGCGGTAATAGTTGAACAGGAAGTCCCAATGAAGCTGTTCTTCTGGCCGCAACTGTGAGGCCTCTAGCTTCTTCGTGCATTCATCCAACTTCTTTTTGTAAGCCGCGACTTTGCTCACCATTTCCAACATATGGCCGACCATGTGCGCGTCCATGATGGGCGTGCTGTTCTGGGCTGCCTTTGCGACGTTTTCGACAACCCGCAGATCGGGCTCGGTCTGCCGGTGTTCTTTTGCGGACACAAAGTCAACGACCTTGCCGAAGTTACGCGAAATGTAATCCGTTATTTCTGTTTCTGGAAGATCCAGCAATTTAACCATGTACGCCATGTCCCGCTCTTCGCGGATGCAGCGTTCCACTTGTTCCTTCCGCCACTTGTTCCAACGGATCTGAGGTGTGTTCGTATTTTCCATGCCATTCTCCTACACAAAATTCTTAGAACGCTTTTTCGTTAATTTTTCTGCCGCTTCGACGACTTCCGCTATTGTCGGCGGAAACTTGCAAACTGTCAAGATAGCCCCGTGCGGGTCCGCCAACTTGGTTAACACCTCCGGCGGGTAACTCGTCAAAACTTTCAAGAGATGGTCCAGATAGATCGTTGGGTTCCGCATGTGGTTGAGGTTGTACGGGCCCGTTATCCGATCCAATGCTTCCTGTGGTGTTATGAGTGCCATTGTAATGATCCTTGTATTTTTCCATGTACTCGTCGTTAATTTTCTGCATTTCCGGCGTTATCTTTAATTTTGGAGAACCGCTCCCCTTTTGCAGCGCACCCAAAATGTAGGCCGCGGGGTTCTTCGGGTTTGCCATCAACGCCGCATCCAGCAATTTCATAACCGCACTGAAGTCACCCTGCGCTAGTGCCAAGGCTCTACCAATGATGCCTCTGGCGGTGGACTCCGCAACATTGAGAGCCGCCATAGTTCCGATTGCGGTATCCCAAAATTCCTTCTTGGAATCAATCCCACTCGTGGGATTTTGTTTAATAGATTCTATTGGTAGATTATTACTGGTAGATTCAAGGGGTATATAATGGCTACCCATATGCGTATCTATTGGATACCCCTCATGGGTATCTATTGGATACCCATCGGTCTTATCACCTTGCGGATCCCTAGATGTTTTCGGGATGTGCAAGCGGTACATATTGGACGTGTGACGCCCGCTTGGAGTGCGGCGCTCTTCCTTGGAAATGAGACCGCGCTCTGCTAAAGCCTTAGTGATTTTTTTGATAGAAGGTTCCGACAGGCGGGTGTCCTCAGCAAGGCGGCGGTTAGAAGGCCAGCACTCCCCTGTATCGCTGTTATGCCTATCAGCCAGAGCAAGGAGGACCATCTTCTCGTTAGTTGTAACATCTTTTTGGGCCCAAGCCCACACATACGCTTGTAAAGACATGGCAATTCCTCACGCTTGCGGAAAAATAAACGTGTAGGCGTTCGGAAGAGTTGCCCCATCATGCTCAGTCCGCACTTCCCTTGAGATAAGCCCTAATTCAACCAAAGCTTTCAATGCCCTGCGAACGGTAGGCTCAGCAATCCCCACCAATCTTGCGATGCGGCCAGTCGATGGGGAAAGGGTATTTGTGTCCTCATTGCAAAGAAAAGCGAGTGCAAGAAGGATTAATTTTTGCTGTGCAGTAAGATTTTCTTGAGTCCACGCCCAGCTATATGCCTTTGTATTCATAACGGTAACCTCTTTACAAAAAGGAAACCATCGCATATAGGGTGTCTAGGCCTAATGGTTTCCGCGATCTACATTCAAGGCTTAGGGGTGACCGCCCCGCTACCTTTCGCCCCTCGACGTATCATTCGTCGGGGGGTATTTTTTCCAACTTAGCCTTTTTCTTGCGGCTGGTCAAAGGTTTTCCATTGAGTATTATGGTTATTTCAACCCCGTGAGAGAGCTCCGCGGCCTTCTTCCGCAGTTTGAATGCGGTGTCCTTGATGGTGCCGTTTGATTTAACGTCCTCGATAATCCATTTCTGTTTATCCTCATCGAAGTAGCGGAAGTCCGCCGTATAAGTGCAGTAGAGCATGTGATTGATATACACCTTGAACTCCGGTTGAAGCTCAAAGTGCCTAATCACTCCTGTTCGGGCTAAAACATTTAGCTCCGAGTATCTCTGCATTTCAGTCTTCGAATCAAAAACGATATTATCTAATGTTCTCTGCGCCTTGGGAGCTACTCTGTATCGGGGTGCCATTGGAACCTTTCGGGAAGAAGTCTTCTGGTGTGAGTATTATGCCGCGCTGACGCGCAGCCACCATCAATTCTATCTGCCTTCTGTGCGGAATAAAACCCCCAGTTCCGTTCTCATGGAAAGGACGCATCCATTTATAAATTGCTTGTGTGGATATGCCCAACATGAGGCTTACAGCCCGTGCGCCGCCGAGTTTGTTGATGACACGTTGTGCGATTTGGTGAGTCATTTTTGCTCCTGATAAAAAATAAGTTGACAACCTAATCTTGTAATGCTTTTTTGTCAAGGAAAGGAGATGAACATGATCAATAAATTTTGGACACCAGAAGAATTTGACCGCGCCCATCAAATGGCGAAAGATGGTTATTCCGCAAGGGAAATCGGCCTTACATTGAAGCGCACACGCAACTCCGTCATCGGTGTTTTACACCGCGCTGGGTTCGAGTGGGCTCGCAAGAAAAAGCCAGTGACGCTTGCGACAAAGGGGCCACCCAACCCGCGTCGGGAACGTCCCCGCACGGAAAGGGGCACGTTTAAAACCGTGAAAGAAAAAAGGGAAAAAATGCCACCTAAATTTTTCCCTATTGATTTTTCCGTGCCAGCCAATGGCGGCGTTAGACTTATGGACCTACAACGTCATCATTGCCGGGCTGTCATCGGGGAGACGAAGGGCGCTGACACGATTTACTGCGGGGAAGTACACTTCAACGAGACCTCATGGTGCAAAGAACACTATATGCGGTATCACACAAGACAAGCGGCATAGGTGACACATGAGACTGTTTAAGAAACCAATCACTATCGAACCAACTCAACCAAAGGAGCCTAAAATGTTATACGATCATATCGCGACTGACCTTATCCGCATTGAAAACGAAGAGAAGGATGCACACGGCCATCATCTGTCCCACCTGACCCGTGCGGCGCAGATTGCAACCAGCAAGACAAACAAGCGGATAACACCTTACGATCTTGCAATTATTTTGCAATCTATGGTCGAAGCTGATATATCGATCAATCCACAGAAACAGGATCTGTACGTCAAAAGCATGTACTACGCTATGCTCGCACGGGCGCTTTGCACCCACACCGACGCAGATCTCCCCAAAACCTTTTTAGCTGACATAGAGGCGCAATTAGATGACCAAACTTCCAAAAATGCTGCGTGATATTCACCCAGAAGACAGATTGCCTCTGGCAGGGATGTTCTTGATTTACACTGTAATTTTGCTGATGCTCGTGAGTATGGGCGGCTGTTCCTACACAATCAAGCAGGGCGGCCCGTCGCAAACCACAACGACGCAGCAAAAAGCTTCTTGACATATATTACGAACAGTAGTAAACCTAAGCTTAACAAAGGAGCAAGCTATGGGACTTACAGCAGAAGACAAAGCGTTGCGTCGGTTTTCAATCGGGGGATCCGACGCAAACACCATTATGTCCGGCGACCCGGTTCGGATCATAAAACTTTGGAAGGAAAAGATTGGCGATGCAGAGCTTGAAAACTTGGATGACGTATTTGCTGTCCAGCTTGGAACATTTACGGAGCCGTTTAACGTCGAATGGTTCACCAAAACAACAGGTCGCGTCGTCACCAACCAAGGCGAACGACATGTTCACGGGACACACTCATTTCTGACCTGCACGCTTGACGGCCTCACAGATGACGGTAAGACCGTGTTTGAGGCAAAGCACACTGGCGAGTATATGAAAGATGATGAGATCCTTGATCGTTACGCGCCGCAGCTTCACCATAACATGTCCGTCATGGGTGTACGCAATGCGGTCTTATCCGTTATCTTTGGCAACCGCCGCCATGAGACGCTTGAAGTTGCGTATGACGACATTTATGCCTCTGCCGTAGAATATGCTGTGCATAACTTCTGGAAGCATGTGCAGGATAAAACCCCACCGGTCCTGCAAGAGAAGGTCAGCTTTGGCCCTCCCGTGCGCCGCGTGGACATGACATCGAATAACCGTTGGGCCGCTCTCGCGTACCAATGGAAAGAGAATGCCCAATATGTAAAACTCTACGACGAAGCTGCCGCCGGATTGAAAGAGCTGGTGGACGCGGATGTCATGGAAGCATATGGACATGGAATAACGATTAAACGGGATAAACGTGGCGCATTACGCATGAAAGGAGCATGAAATGATCGCGACATCAGAAAGCATTAACGAAATCGCAACGGCACTCTCAAAGGCCCAAGCGACCATCAAGAACCCAAGCATGAACCGCGTTAACAAGGGGTATAACTCCAAGTATGCGGATCTTGCGGAAATCCTGAACGTGGCTCGCCCCGCTCTGTCAGCGCAGGGGATTGCTATCCTTCAGATAACAAAGCTCGTGGATGATGGTGTTGTCTTGCACACCCGCCTTGTCCACACAACGGGTCAATGGATCGAAAGCACCTATCCTGTGTTCGCTCTCGATACCCATCAGAAGATGGGCGCTGGCCTCACATACGCCAAACGTCAGGCACTCTCATCCCTCATCGGGATTGCGGGTGAAGACGATCTGGATGGTGAAGACACCAAGGACGATTCGGTCAAGAAGAAAGCCGCACCGAGCCTGTCACCCAAAGATAGTGAAGCAAACTTCCATGTTTTTATGGATGATTTAGAAGACATGGATCTTTCTTCTCTCAAGGACTTAAATGAATGGGCAACACGAAATGGCCCAGACATCACGCGGTTACTCCCAGAGCATTCTAAAAAGATCCGTGAAAAGTTCTCGCAATTGAAAGAGGCGGCACAGAATGTCCCTAGTGCTAACAATGCGAAGGCGGGCTCTTAAATTAGAGCCCGTTACTCCATACGAAGAAGATCTTTTGGCGGAGCTGCCGGAAGGCAGGGATCTGACTGTTGAGATTAAGAGACAGAGAAGCGTGCGGCAGAATAATTTCTTCCGTGCGCTTCTGCGTAAGGTCGTTGAAAACCACAATACATACAACACGCCAGACCAGTTGATCTTATGGTTAAAGGTGCGGCTTGGGTATGTTGACGAGATTAAATTCCACGATGGCGGCACGTTCTTCGTCGCGAAATCAACCAGCTTCAATTCGATGGGGCAAGACGAATTTAGAATGTTCTTTGATCAAGTCCTCCAGCTCATTACGACGGAGGTGATCGTGGGCATTAATACAGAGGAATTAGTTCGAGAAGTCGAATTGATGATGGGTTACCAGTTTGAAGACATATGGAGACAGAAATGACTGAGTATGACAACAATAACAGCGGCGCTTTGTTTAAAAACAAAGAGAAAACAACAGAAAAACATCCTGATTATACGGGCAATTGTGAAGTAAATAGCAAGAAATTGAAAATGTCAGCTTGGCTTAGAAAATCTAAGGCGGGCGAAACATATTTGCGTATTGAATTTAAAGAGCCTTTTAAGAAGACAGAGGAAAAGGGCGGTTGGGGTAAGAAGCCCACTCATCAAGTTGACCTTGCAGATGATGACGTGCCATTCTAATGAAAAGGAAGACGGTTTCGACAAAGGCGCGTGTGGCCTTGTTTCAAAAGCGCGGCGGCATGTGCCACATTTGCGGAGGCAAGATCAATGTCGGAGAAGGTTGGGAATTGGAACATATCATCCCTTTTGCCTTGGGTGGGGAAGATGAGGAACACAACTGGGCACCTGCACACACGAAATGCCATAAAGCGAAGACTAAAGATGATGTGGCGACAATCGCGAAGGCAAAGCGAAGAGAAGCTCGCCACATAGGGGCTAAGAAATCCAAATCCCCAATGCCATTCGGTAAGGGGTCAAAATTCAAACGGAAGATGGACGGCACCATCGTAGAAAGGTAATGCCATGACTGACCCTACCCACGTTGTTGCACAAGACATCTGGCAACAAGTCTATGATATGATTGATGATATTTACCCCACCATCGGTGAGGAGATGAACAAGTATTTGCGTGACACAGGTTGCCCTGATGAGACGACCGCCGTCATGACAAAGACATTGGCTCTCTTAACTATCGTGTGTTTGATGAACCAACCCATTCTTCATCAGAACCACAAGAAAGCATTTTATACTATTGATGAGGATGATGGTAAAGGGAAAGTGTTTTTAGGTAACCGTGTTGAGATCGACATGGATCCTCTTACGAAGTCATTCTGGACCGCAAAGAACATCGCTTGCGGGTTTTTATTTAGCGTCAAAACGGAGGGTGTAGCATGATCACGCAGCTCAACCCTCACCTACCCGTTATAACCAAGGGCGGACCCGGCTACGCCTTTATGGTTATAGACTATGGTCAGGATCATCACCTGCTTTGGGTGGTTGCAATGGATGAGACCGGAGAGATCTGGGCACTTCCAAACCCTGACGTGCGATTTAGGGCAAACATATCATTGGGCCGTCCTGAGATCCCCATGCCGGAGGGCTGGCTTGATTATGACGAATGATCAAATTAAACAGATCATATGGCGGGCAGAAGCAAGCCCCGCCGAAATTCTAATCATCTTGAGGTTGTATGATTTCTTCGGCAAGTCATTCGAGACAACATTAGAGAACCTTCAAGATGTCCTTGGTTATCGCAAAGACATGATCTCCAAATACATGAAGGGGCTCAAGGAGCTCGGCTGGATCAAGAGCGAGATGGTTTACGGACAAGGACCAAAGCTGTCCAAGGTCATTCGCGGGTGCCGCTACGAAATCACCGTGATCAATTAAGCGAACTGGCTATAATGTTCCGCAAGCTTTGTGTCGTACTTGTTTGACGCATAGCCCGGACCGTTATAGCCCCTCGCGAATGCGGCCCAGTCAAGGTTACGCAAAGCCGTTGCTAGACCTGCACGCATGATGAATTTAGCCATCTGTAGCACTTGGTGATACTCGTCCTTGCGAGCATCCTCCACCATATCCTGCACGGACATATAGCCCAGCATCTCATGGTTGTTGCCCATGATCTGGCCCAACCCCCACGACGTTGATTTCAACGCGGCAGTTTCGTCGATTTTCATCGCCTTATTGATTTCCTCATAGACCCCGTCAGAGGTCTTAGGATACGGGCGCATTCCCCATTTCACATAGGCTAGACCCTCGTCCATAGCTTCGGACAGTTTATCTTTGTCGCCGCTCAGGAACCTGTAGAAGATATGCCGCTCAAATAGCGCTTTGGGGCGTCCGTCAGAGTCAAAACCCTTACCGGATGACTCTACGGCCACAACGGCCTTTAAAGCCGCCACAGGCACGTTTATTGAGGCCGCAACAGACTCATACTGCGCGTCCGTAATGTTACATGTAACGCTATCGGGAGTATCGTCAAAATCAATCATTTTGCATTCGGGGTTGAGTGGTACAACAACATA